CCGGCCTTCAGAGGGTACGTTGTCTTCATCGAGAAGCTGTTTGACTGACAGAAGCTCCTCGGTTACAAGGTCGGTGGTTCCGTCAAAGATCTTGTCAGATCCATCCGCCCCCACAGCGTTCCCGGCACCCGCTACCATCTGGGCGACTATGTACTGATCGGCCACGTCTGCAAGCTGGTAGGCCGCGTCTCTTGTGGCGCTCTCCATCAGCTTAACGTTCATCTGCGCCTTGTCTATGTCGTCGATTCTGAAGTTGAAGTACTTCGCCTGAGTTATTTCCAGCGTGGTTGAAGCGTCGTCGAGGTCTTCAGGGTCGCCTATCCCCGTGGTCTTGTCGTAGTTATCGATCGTTATCGGACCGTGGGCGGTGATCCTCACCGTGTCGCCTTTGCCCCGGATGGTACCTTCGTAGTCTCTGTTTGCTACTCCGGCCTGACCGTAGACCATAGACTTCTGGAGACTCTGGAGGATTTGGGCGGCCCAAACCTCCCCTATGAAATTCGTTAATGCCATGCGATTTTACCTCAATGAGCCTTCTTTCATCTGGCTCTTGATCTGGTCCATGTTTGCGATGATCTCGTCTGGCTTCATGGCCTTCACAGCTTCGCGAGTGAGAGGTTTCTTTACCTCGCCCGCTGGATTGCCACCGCCGCCCACAGGCTCTTTGGGTCCGATCTCTTTCAGCAGCTTCTCGCCGTCTGCCTTCAGCTCCGCCTCGGTCGTCCCCGCCAGTCTGCTGGCCAGGGCCGGAGGGAGTTTCAGGTCGGTGGCGATCTTCGTCTTCAGAGAGTCCAGGGAGGTCTTTTCGTACTCGGCCACCTTGTCTTTCAAGGCGTCCCGTTCGGCCTCCAGCTCTTCGTATTTCGTCTTCTCACGGGCGAGCCGGTCCTGGACTATCCGATCCACATCAGCCTGAGTAAATTTCTTTTCACCATCATCGCCGGACATATTCACGATCTCCGAGTTTACGGCCTCGTTTGCCTAATTGTATATTCTTATCGGGATAGTATTTAAAGCTTTGTCCTTTTTGTAGAATAGCTTATGAAATAGCTGTAGCGGTTTGGAAGGTTGCGTAATTTTGTTTCAGCCTCAAGTATTCATTTTCCTTCATGAAACTCAGTGCATCAGAATCGACCTTGCGGCCTAGACGACCACCCACCCCCTTGAAAACGGGCGAGGGAAGGCACTGACACGACGGATGATAAGGGGGCCTATCCTCTCCCCTGGTGTGCGTAAACGAGGCCATGAACTGACACCACGGACAGGGGCGAGGCCCTAAAATGATATTGAACCCATCTATCGCTTCTATCTGATCTGCGATGTTGAAATAAGCTGAATTGGAGGCGAGGGCGTGCTCTGTTCGGTAAATCTGGTATCGTTTCCAGCGCTGTAAATAGCTGAACTCTTCTCTGAACTTCTTATCAAAAGCTTCCCATGTTCCGGTCTCTCGATATGACTCGATCAGGATTCGACGTACTTCATTTCGGCCAGAAGCCCCCACAGACTTGATGAAGGCCCCGCCGCGCTTCGAGAGGTACTCGTCAACCAGGGGATCGAGTTCTCGTTTTGATGGGAAGGATGCGTAGAGGTCCAGTCCTTCGAGCTTGTGGATGGTGGCCTCTGCCTGGTTTTTGTAGGGGAGGCCGAGATAATATTTCGAGCTGGGATCAGCCATATCCGACCACAGCCGCCGCTCGAATTTCTCAACCAGGGGGTCCTTTTCCCGGACGAGACGAGACACGACCTCCACCGGGATTCCTTCGTTATAGGCGGCCATGTAGTAAGCCAGGTCTCGGAGCGGCATAGAGGCCACGTCCTCCACATCCAGGGAGATGGACATGAGGAGCGCCCGCCCCTTCGCTGTGGGGTTCGTGACTATGCCGAGCTTTAACCGCTTCTGGAAGTCGGTTAGGGTCCTGATCTCTTCGATAGTGAGCTGTCTCATACCATTATCTCACGCTTGAAGAGGTCCTCTTCCTCCTCGATACTGGCGACTTCGGCGTCGATGTCCTTCTCTGATGCGCCTTCCATCAGCCTGGATATGCTGGACCGGCGAGACGTGACTCCGGCGTCGCGCTTTGTTTTTTCGACGTTGGCCGCTTCCACAGGATCAACGGGAAGGGCTGATCTCCACTCCAGGGAGACGGTGGTGAGCTTCTGAGCCCCGCTCATCCTGGATGCAACCTCGAGTTCTGCTGTGGTCTTGAGGACCTCGATGAGCTTCGGCCTGATCCTGAGCCTCAGCCGGTTAACCTTCGCCAGGGTGGGGAGCATCAACCTCTTGAGGGCGCTTCCCGACTCGGCGAGCCCGTTCTTTGTCTCACCAAAGGCAGCCGGGGAGAGTTCTGCCATGACGTAGAGCTGAGAGAGAAGGGTCTCGATCTGTCGGAACGTGGCCTCCATCTCAGCATCCCAGGTTAGGATCTTTGGCGGGGACTCGCCCTCGTTAAGGGCGATGTACTTCTCATCGGAAGCCCACACGACCTCGCCGGTGAGAGGGTCTCGGACCCTAAGCCCCGACGGCCCGCACATCCAGGGATCGGCGAAGACGTCCAGAGTCCCCGAGACCTTAATCAGCCTCCTCTCGATCTCCTCCACAAGGTCGGAGATGTCTTTGAAGTCGTCCAGCCCGAAGACGCCGTTCCCGGCCTTCAGGTTGGAGAAGGGGAAGACCAGGAAACCAGCAACGCCGGTCTCCTCCTCTTCTTTCAGGCTGGAGTACCTCTCGATGGTGGCCAGGGGGACGGGCTCTTTGATCTCCTTACCATCAGAGGTGAGCTTCAAGAGCCTGTGCTCGATCTTTCCGGGCTTGTGGATCTCCACCTTGACGTACTTGTCATCGCCGAAGGGGACCTCCCAGGCCAGAACGTGAGCCGAGAACGCCCCGGAGTCGTCGGGGTCCACCACCGGGAACCAGTGGCGGGGATCGATCCGACTGATGACCCCGCGCTTCCCATCCCATCGAGGCTTGAGGACCCCATCACCGAAGGCGATCAGGTCGCTGAAGAGGTCGTAAGCCAGGGTCTCGAAGCCGTTATCGTCGGCGATCCTGTCCACCGTGGCCTGATCCTCGGCGGTGATCTTCGGTGGGTTCCCCACAGCTAGATCGGAGAAGAGGGTGCAGATCCTCTTGAACCAGTTGACCCTCATCTTGATGATCCGGGGGGCGTCGTCCTCATTCAATCCGGCGAAGACCAAATCGTGGTCTCCTTCCATCAGCAGCCGGTTCTTTGCGTATCGAGCCAGCCGGTCTTTGTCTGGCGGCCACTTCTGGCCGGGTTTGAGAAAATCTAACGTGGTGAATACGGTCATCTTGAAGGCCTCCTAAAATCGGTAACTCGGCGGCTCTTGCTGATCCTGTTGACCAGGTAGCGAAGGCAGTCGGCGAGGTCGTCGTCTTCTTTGATGGGCGCGTCCTCGCCCCGCTCGGTGGCTTTGGGGTCCCATCGGTAGCCTTCCAGCTCCTCGGCCAGCATGGGGCAGCCGACGAGGTAGAGCCAGCCCTGGTCGAAGGCGTTGATCACCTTCTGGATCCCGTTGAGGACGTCGTTGTCTGCCTGCTGGACGCCCTCGATCCCATCCCCCACAAACTGGAGCCGGTGAGCTTTGGCCGCCGGGTCAACGTCGATCGAGGTCGGGTACATCCCAGCCAGGAATTTCTTCAGATCCTTCGAGACCTCAGCCGGGGACTTGTCGGCCTTGCGGTACTCTCCAGCGATGTACCATTTATCGGCTAGCCGGTACGCTTTCAGCATCGCTGTGGGGTGGGTGGCGCCAGGGTCCACAGCGACTCTCATCTCCTCGATCCGACCATCGGGAAGGCGGGGGATGCAGTGAAGATCTCGGTTGAAGTTGCGGTAAACGGCGCCCTCAGCAGCCACCCACAAGCCGTCGATGTACCTCTGATAGAAGAGGGAGCCTCTCGGCCCGAACTGGCGCTTCAGCTCAGCGACGTATACGGGATCCAGCCAGGGGTTATCTGTCAACTCGAAATGCCATGTCTTGAGGTCCAGCTCGCCCTCTCGGTCTATCCATCGTTTCTTTAAAAAGTGTCCGGGGTTGCCGGGATTCGTGGTTAAGAAGAGCTGGGAGCCGGGCTCCGAGAGACGAGAGATCAGCATGTTAAAGAAGCTCTCAGGGGTTAGGGAGCCCTCATCGACGAGAGCCCCTCCGAGGGTGAGGCCTGCGATCTTCGCATAGGCCGCCTCGTCATTGGCACCCTCACAGAGGATAGGCCGCCCGTAGATGGTGGCGACCTTCAGGGACCGCCGGTATTCGAAGTTGTCAGGCCCGACGAGCTTCGAGATGGGGAGGAGGACGTTTCGCTCCAGGCTCGTCAACGTCTTCCCGGTCATCAGCAGGTTAACGTCTCTCGGAGCCTCCAGGACAGCCCGCAACCATCGGACGTTGGCCCCGACGGTCTTCGCTGATCTGACCGCCCCGTGGGCGAGGTTGACCCGGGCGTCGGAGTGAAGGCAGAAGTCCCGCTGTTTCCCCACAGGGACTTGGAAGGTCACGCCTCCACCTCCTCACCCATCTTCTCAAACAAAATGCGGATCTCCCCGCCCCTCGCCGATGGGTCGGTGGACTCTTCCAGCCGCCGCTTATCGATGCCAATCGCAAAGCCGGTCATCAGATACTGAAAATCGCGGGGGTTATCGCAGCTTTTCAGAAGCTCCCGGCCTTTGTTCAGGGCCTCGCCTATCAGCTTGATCCTGTCCTCGGAGGCGTAACAGGACTTGATAAGAGCGGCCCTTTTTGTGGTGGAACGTTCCCCTAGATCCAGGCCGTTTCTGGAAGCGATCCGGGATATCGTTCCCGTCCCTCTCTGAAACTCTTCGGCCACGTCCCGGACGGATCGGCCCGCCTTCAGGGCCTCCAGGATCGCCTTCTCTTCGTCCTCGGCGACAGGACCGCCTTTAGCCATCAGTGTACTATAAGGATAATCAATATATAAATAGCTTTGGTTAATTGTCCTAATCAGGACAATTAAACCCTCTCGAATATCCCTGTTGCTCCAGCATCCCGATAGCCATTACTGCCTTATCCTGTGGCCAGTTCTGATCTTTCATCAGGGCTTTCACGGTGGGGAGTTGACCTCCTCCCAGGTCCAGATAGTAGGGGATGCTCAGGTTGAATATCCTCGGCGGCTCGGTCTTTTCGGTAGCTGTTGCCGCTTTTGGCTTTGGGGGCTGCGGGGGTGGGCATACTGTCAATCTGTCGGAACTGTCACCACTGTCACAGGGGTATTCACTGTCACCTAGTTTGCGGCCTTCCTCTGTAACACCTTCCCCACAAGAAGATAATTTATCTTCAGATTTAGTGTTACGATTATCCTCTCGATCCTCAGTGTTACGAGTGACAGTATTGACAGATATGACTTTATTGACTGTATATACAGTATCGACACTAAGGACGACCTTGATCGTAGCTTCGCCCCTGGGGTTCTGGATCTCACAGTACTCGATGGTTCCGTCCCCGACCATGGTATCGAGATACTCCTGGAGCTCCCTCGCCTTGATCTTCACATGCCTGGATATTTTCCGCTTGGTAGAAACGCCACCATGCCTCTTCAAAAACGCTATGATCCGGTCGATCACGTTCTTCTCCAGGTCCCGGCCTACCATGTCATAGACGGCCATGGCCATGGGCTGATAATATTCGTCCACAAGCCTGCACGCCTCGACGACATATCCCACCCCTATGGGCCGAGGCCATCCCGGATCAAAATCCGAAGATCCGAGCTCGAAGAGCATCGCCAGTTTCGCCACCAACGGAACCAGTCGGCTGTGTATCTGCATCTCGTTGGCGTCGTCCCGCTTCTCGATCTCCCTCGCTCTCTGTAGTTGCCATTCGCTCCAGTACTGGGCCGCCTCTGGGCTGAATTTGAGTTGGCGCCCCGGCATCTCGGCGACCTTGTTCACCATAGCCGTCAGTTGGCCCCTGACGACGAGCTCCAGCTCGGAGTTCATCGCCTCACCCTCTTCGAGGGGGAGCCATCGCTCTTTAGGCCTCCTCGGAAAGTGATAGATGAACCTCGCCATGAAGCCGCTTAGGGTGTCGTTGATCTCGGTGTTGGCCGCTAATGATGAGTCCGTCGTCGCCCACAGGACGTTGAGATAGGGGTCGTCCACTACAAAGTCGGTTTTACTCTTCGACCGCCGGTTTGTCCGAAGCTTTCGATGAATGGGTCTGCAATCGTACAACTGCATCAGCGAATCTTTGAAGCCCCTCATGTAGTCCCGTTTCATGGCCTTTAGAACCCCGGCAGCTTCATCTCTGACCCATGGGGCATGAGGGCTTGCGTCGAGGTGCTCGATGAAGGCCTCCGGCGAGAACTCCGTCGGGACCGCGTTCACAGCCGTCCCCGGCCTGTGGTCGTTGAGGAGAGACTCGGAGACGTCGATGATTGTAGTCTTTCGGCTGAGTCCGGATTTACCCGCCACGAAGATGTAGAGATTAGGATAGATCGTCCCCTGCCTCAGCTTGACCCATATCTTCTTATCGGCGATCACGGCCAGTTGATAGAGCCCCCCGGCGAGCCAGTAGTCGGGATAAGCATCGGAGACGTCCCGCCCGTATGCGATATAACGGGTTAAGTAGTGGTTCCCAGGTAGATTAAGCTTGAATTTGGGGCCGTTGTCCATCTTCATGGTGGCGAGCTCCTCCTCGGAGACCTGTCTCGCCCCCTCGGCCCCTCTGTTCCCCTTCGGCGCCGCTGCTGATTGAATAGCTCTTCTGATCGTGGTGTCCCTGTAGTCGTCGGCGCCCCTCTCTCTCCATTTCTCCTGGGGGGACGAATCCATCAAAGATCTGATCTCAGACTCGGAGAACCCCTCTTCCCATAGCCGGGCGCAGAGGTGGAACTCGTGATCAGATCTATCACCGACACTCGCGGGAGAATAGTATCTATCCTTAAATTTCGGGTCATCATCGCAGAGGGCTGCGAATCTCTCGGCCAGATCACCACCCACCTCGCCCCCATTGCTTTGGAGGATGGGGATCTTCGGGTTCTCGGCCCATATCCGGTGGTGTACTCGATTGAGTGCCTCGTCGAAGTCCTCTATATCAGAGGTTGCGCTATCCAGCCTGTGGCCGGTGAAGGTGAGATACCTGCCCCCATCGTAGACCTCCACATTGCCCTTTTTGCGCCCCTCTCGGCGAAGCTTTCCATATCCCAGTATTCGGAGCCCCTCACCGCTCGGTGAGATCTCAACGTAGCTTCCCAGCTCCTCGACGATCTTCAGCGCCCACGGCTCGATCTCCCCTCCCTTGACGCAATGGTCGAGGTCGACGCCGGCGAGAGCCTCCATAGCATTGAGAGAGAGCCCGATCCCGTCGAATCCGCCCCGCTGGTAGGCCTGGACTGCCTGGGAAAAGGTCATCCATTCTGTGGGGTCGTGGGCGTCGATCTTTTTCCCGTCCTCGTTAAATGGGGGTTTGGTCCATTTTCCATTGACGGGGGTATATTTCCACAGAATCCAGCCTTCGACCTCCTTCAGGGCAGCGGGTGCGTTCCGATGCCAGACTTCAAGGGCCGTAGGCTTCGGGGGGAGGGTCATCTTCTCCCCTCTCGCAGGATATCTCTTATTTTTTCGCCACGTGCGAGGCGAAAGTAATCGTCAATGGGTGGCGGTTCCACCTTCATTTTGACCGCCCCCACTGCTTGCTCTCTCTGTTGAGGTCTCTTTCAATCCTTCCGGAGATCTCTTTATCCGGATCTTCCCTATAATCGGGAAGTTTATATCCCTTTGAATAGAATCTATTCATAACTGACACAGCCCCAAATGTGTTAGTTTCGCCCGGGCGACTTCGGGGTCCATCCGAAGTCACCCGTCCTTATTATCTGGCGCGAAGTATTTAAGGATTTTGATGTTATCCAACGAAATTATATAAAAACCAATTGGATGACCACCACTTTCATCAATCTACATCATGGCCTTTGCCTCGGCTCTTCGTCTTTTCATCTCCTCCAAGTCAGTCTCAAGCCCCGCGCGCCAATCATCGAGTCCGTCCTCTTTTAGTAGCCGTCTTATGAATGATATTACATAATTGGCGTGCTTATACTCATCAGCTGGAGATATACCGCTTTCACTCATCAGTTGTGCCAACCGCGCCATTGCAACATGCCACCTCTCACCAAATAGAGGGACGAGGTTTTTGTAGTGGCATACAGGACATGTGCAGTAGTACATCGACTGCCCGCCATACATCCATTCGTGGCCGCAGTTTTTGCATTCGACCAATATTGGGGCGAATTTCGCTCCAGGCATGTGAGTAAGTGGGTGAGTAAGTTATTTAAAAGTTACCCTCCTTCGCCCGCCATGGGTCGTTTTTCTTATGTAACTTGCCCACCTATACCGACCAATTGGTTACATAAGAAATATGAAGTAAGGATAAAAATATACTTGATGTTTGAGGCGTCTGTTGATGTAATGTTAGCCATAAACTTGTTATAACCGATCGATAAGTCCACTTGAAAATTTCGTCCACAAAAACGCTATCAGTCGCCGCATCTCCGAGGGCAGATACTCGGATAAGCCCAAACTTGATCGATTTACCCATACCTTTGCGCGACAGAAGGGGGCAGATTCCATAGTCTGTGGAACGCAGGGGCAGGAGTTGTAAACAAGCCCACTTTGGACGATTAGAAAAAAGAGAGAAGAGTTGGAGAAGCTTCACTTCCGAAGCTCCTTGATGATAGTTCTGTTATATTTCACGCCCAAATCTGGAAGATATCACAGAACTGCCAGCGCCTCCGCCTTCAGCTGGCGGGCCTTCTCTGTGGCCGCCTTTTGGGTCATCTTCCGAGGAGAGCCGATGTACTTATTGACGACCTTATCCCCCATCTTCCAGGACGCGAAATAGTACTCATACGTCTTCGGCCCCTTCGCGGTGATCTTCTCCACCGGGCCGAGGTAGACCGTCAACGCCTCCAACCGCGCCGCGCTCCACAGGTCCTCGGCCTCGCCCTCCAGCCTGGCCGCCTCCGCCTCCCTCTCCCTCGCCGCCGGTTCCATTCCCCGGAACTGCCGGAGCTTCGCTGCCTCGTCTCGCAGCTTCCGGGCCTCCTCTCGCAAGGCCTTGATCTCCTCCCCGCTTGTGGTTTCGTAAATGATCTTCGGCGTAGCCATGTATAATAGTTATGTGACCATACCATATATATTTGGTGGCTAGGGTCACATAACTAATCTGGCTTGTGGGATTTGGAACTCGGCAAAAAGATTATTTAGATAGAATCACAAAGCAGTAGCCGCATGTAACCACAATAGAATGAGGTGATAGTAGAATGGAATTAGTAGACCAACCCCTAGCGGATGCCAGAGGCCGGTCCTCGACCAAGGATAACATGGCCCTTCTGGCGGATAAGCTTTTCGATGACGTCCCGAGAATTAAGCATCTTTTAGCCGAGGTCCTCCAGCAGCAGGAGGATGAGATTCACCGGCTCCAGTGCATCTCCCAGCAACGACAGAGAGACATCCAGCGCCAGGAAGAAGAGATCCACAAGCTCAGGGTGGAGCTGGACACCTTCCGGGAAGAGGCCGCCCTCGAAAGAGCATACGATCGCCAGAGGATCAGCAAGCTCGAAGCCCCGGCCCCCGCTCTCAGTCAAAAGACCGCATCCGACCACCTGGACCGCCTTTTCTCAGAGATGAAACGGCTTAGGATGCGTCAGACCACAACGAAAGACGCCGCTCGCCTTCTTGGAGTGACAAAACGGCATATCAATCGATTAGAACCGCTATTGGACGACGATCATCGTTTCCAGGTCATCAAAGATCCTCGCCATAAACAACGTCATCTCATCAGATTAGTTTAGGAACTTAAACCGAGACATGTCTCGGTCCCAGTTCTCTGAAGGAATCACTAGCAGCTAAAAATCAGATCATCAGATGTGACGATCATCTGATAAAATGTAACATTATCTAGTCGGAGATATAGATATATATACGAAAAATATATATAAACAAAAGAGAAAATCGCTATCTTGTCTTGGTTTTGCCAAGCCGAGACCGAGACATGTCTCGGTTTATTTCCAGTTTTCTTCCTGAATTAATCGGTATTCGTTATTAAGTGCATGGGGCATAGCAAGCAAATGGGCTTGACAAGTTACAACATCACATAGGGATGTGATGTTTATTGTGTTTGCCTGCGTGTGCCCCTCTAATGTATAATACGTTCTTGTTATATCAAACCCTGCGGTCAAGTTGAGGGGTCAACGTTTAGTACATCTAATGGGGAGTATAATGAGGTGCGTATAAGTGGCAAGCATAGGGGTTAAAAAAAGTAACCTTGGCAGAAGATCTAACGGAGGGAAAAACCAAATATGTATGTCAGATTTACCTATACACGGGTGGTATCAATTCGTATTGGGATATCCACCTCATCTAGTCACACAGTATTTAAATAAATTCAATATCTCACATAACGCTATCGTTTTGGATCCTTTTTGTGGAACCGGAACAACAAATGTAGAATGCTTAAAAAGTAATATACCAAATTATGGAATTGAGGCAAATCCGGTTGCATATTTTGCCGCAAAAGTTAAGACGAATATGATGCTGGACGTAGAGGATCTTCACAATTATTTAGGTTATATTTATAATTCTTCACTGTTGTCTTATAAAAAACTTTATATTGCTGATAATCGTTCGATAATCGAGCCAAAAACGAATTTAAACTTATTTGTTGTCGATTCTATACCTACACTCAAAAGCGAAAAACAAAAGATACTACCAAAGGGGTTTATAAGTGATGTGCCGTTAAATAAAGTTTTAATACTAAAAAAAGTTATTGATTCGATTGAGGATGACGAAATACGATCATTTTTTAAACTTTCATTAGCAAATTTAATTATAAATCGAGCAGGAAATATAGCTTTTGGCCCGGAGATTTATCGGACTAAACCGAAAGAAGACATTAATGCATTGGATTATTACGTAGCTAATACTCAACAAATGATCGAAGATGTATCGAGATTCAGTGGCATTGATAACTCAAAAATTATCAAAGGGGACGCACGTAAAATCGATAAATGTCTGCCAGAGGAACTGATGGGACAGATTAATTGCGTTATAACTTCCCCACCATACCCAAATGAAAAGGATTATACGAGAAGTACCAGATTAGAGAGTATTTTACTTGATTTTATCAATAATAAGCGCGATTTAAGGAACGTTAAAGAGGATCTTCTACGGAGCAACTCTAGAAATATTTTTGCGAAAGACGTTGATGGTAACTGTATTGCAGAATATAGTAAAATCACAGAAATAGCAGATGAAATCGAGAAGAAAAGAATATATCTGAATAAAACTTCAGGATTCGAAAAGATGTATCACAAAATCGTCCGTCATTATTTTGGAGGAATGTATCTCCATTTAAAGAGCCTAAAACCATATTTATCAGAGGATGCTAAGTTAGCTTATGTCCTTGGTGACCAAATGTCTTTTTTCAGAGTTTATATACCAACCGCCGAATTAATTGCGGACATTGCTGGATCACTAGGGTATAATGTCATGGGTATCGAACTTTGGCGCACGAGAATAGCTACAGCAACAAAAATGAACATAGATGAAAATGTGTTGATACTTAAAAATGATTGAGGTTGACCTAAATGACTACTTTAAACAACGAAACAAAATATGATAAAATTCTTATAGAATTGTTTCAGGCTAAATTAGCAGATTGTGGGGGCGAAGATATTATTAATTTTGATAAAGATGACGTCGCTAAAGTGGCGAACGATCTCAACATAACTATTAGAAATATTCCGGATATAATTTATACCTACCGATCGAGACGACCGCTGCCAAAGACCATACTTGATAAAGGCAATTGGATTATTGCACCTAAAGGGAAGGGAAAATTTGCGTTTTGCAAGATAAGCCGCTCCCCGCATCTAACAATACAAGAGGGACTAACATCTATCGATATTCTAAATTCTTTACCTGAGATTGTAGAGAAATATTCTACAAACGATGAGCAAGCTCTTTTATCATGTATACGATATAATAGACTTATTGATGTTTTTACCGGAATAACTTGCTTTCATCTCCAGTCGCATATTAGGACCACAATTAGGGAAGAAGGTCAAGTAGAGGTAGATGATCTCTATGTGGGTGTGGATACCGATGGAAACGAGTATATTATACCAATTGAAGCTAAGGGTCCGGACGCACGTGATATGATTGGATGGGTTCAAATATCAAATTTGGTTAAATATGCAAGGCAATATTTCCCGGGAATTACCTGTTGTCCAATCGCTGTAAAGCCAATCGATGCAAATAAAATATATTTAATCGAATTCGAGGATAATCCCAATTTCGAAGAAATCTCTATAAAAAACATTAAACTTTATAACTTAGTCCGGAAATCTTCACAAAAAAGTGGATTACAGAGCAAGCTGATATGCTAAAATCCAGCCGTTCTATCTCCGTCGCTCCTCGACTTATTTCTCCAGCTCGCCGCTTTCCAGGCAGTCTTTGATGTACTGCTGGACTGTTCGATTCTTGTATCCTACCTGCTGAGCTATTGCCTGTCGGTTCCGCTCCCCACTCCTCCACAGCTCTTTGATTTTCTCTTGTGTTGCTGAGTCCTCGGATAACCTCTGAATTGTGGGTTTAACCTCTGGTTTAACATCTTGTTTAACCGGTTTAACGTCCTGTTTAATTTTTGGTTTAACTTCTGGGATCAGTTTAACCTCGCGTTTAACTTCTGGTTTAACTCCTAGTCTGCTATCAATCAGATTTATAAGCTCTTTTTTATCTAATACTATTAGGCCTGTACCTTCAGGGATCGCGACGTTAAAATATTGGTTTAACGCATCTCTCACGATGTCGCTTTTGGACTTATCGGAGCGTTTAACCTCTTCGTCGATCAGGGTCTCCAGCTCCTCTGAGATCTTGACCCCTAAGAATGGCATGTTTAACTAATTGTTAAACGATCGGTTAAATATCTATGCCAGGTTAAACGAATTGTTTAACAAAAGGTATAACCGCCCACATTAGCAGGGCGGGTTAGTATACCACAGTTCTGTATTGCTCAACACCATCAAGGTTTCTGTGGATTCGCACATCCAAAACCGTGACCTCGGTCCCGTTGTACTTGATCACGTCGTCGATTTCGATTGCTTCTTTTGTGAAGACTTTGCCGTCAGAGTAATCCCAGCCGCCACCAGATGGCTTGATAACGGGGTTCTCTTCCCATCGACACGCGAACTCTTCCCAGCCGAAGGTCTCGACGTACTCCTCGGATTGATCCCAGATTTTGATCACTATGTTCGGCGGGGTGCCTTCGTCGGCGAGTCCCGAGCTTGTGATGGTGGTTATCTTCCCCCAGTCGTCTCTCGTTGTGTAATATTCGCCGTTCCCGTTGATGGTGATGTAATCGGCTTGAGGATCACCATAACGGTCCTCGCCTATTACAACGATCTGGCCCGTTGCCGGATCTCCACCTGACACCGTGAACCAAATTATCGTGAAATAATAGACGCCTTCGTAATCAGTGGCCGTAATATCAGATAACATCGACTCGGCGGTCGCTGGCCCGTTGTAAAACTCGGTCGTGACTCCTCCCTTCTTCTCGGCAACCTGGTTGAGATAGTCCTCGATCATCGAGCCCGCGCCCCTTTCGCCAGATAGGGTTCCAGCAGCCTGTAAGCCGTCCAGGACCACAGGGGAGCCCCCAGGACTCCACCACCTTGAAGCGATCTGTCGAAGGTCTCGGATACCTCGGAGAGCTTGAATGATTTGACCCCACCACGCTGGAGTTTTCGGCGGCCCGCGTTCTCTGTGCTTAGTCTCGCCAGGATCTCCTCACAGACTGCATCTTTGATCGCCTGTGGAACCATCACGTTTCCATCAGCATCAAGGTCAGAGATCACCCATCCCCGGCGCGTCTTGATCGATCGCGGCCACTGGAGGGGCTGGGTGGAGATGTCGGTCTCATATTTCTTACCCACAAAGGGGAGCGAGTCGACGATCTTAGAAGAGTACTTCAGAGCATCTTCCTTATCTGCTGAGGATGCGCCGGTCCAGGCCGAGGAGTCGGGTCTATCGGCTACGTAACTATCAACTTCTGAGGATGTTACATATTCAGCCGTGAAAAATACCTCCTAAAGGAGCTGTGGGGGCCGCCGGTGCGAAGAGCGGCCCCTCGTTGTTATGGCTTAACCATCGTGATATTTTCAAGGCAGTGCGTAGGCCTCGATCGTTCCGGCGATGTTGGTTCCCGTGGTGTCGGTGATGTCGATGTGAATCGTTCCGTCTGCCTGGAGGTATCGAGCCGTCTCGATCGGGCCGATACAGAACTCATCGTTGGCGACTACGTCGTCTCCTCTCACAAAGTCGCCGAGACTCCGCCGAAAGGCAGGGCGAGCGGTTCCAGCCTTCAGAGTCACAGCACCGCCGGTTCCCGTCCCCGCCGAGATGTGGACGAGGATCAGAAGCCTCTTGAAGTTGGCTCCAGCGGCGATGACGTGGCCGTTGCCCTTATCGATCGCGTCGGGCGTCTCTCTGTCGGCCCATGCCCCGGCCAACTCATTTACTGTGATTTCAGATCTTACCATCTTGGATCACCTCAGCTTGGAGCACAGGTCAGAACGCACAGGCAGTCAGGATCAACGACCTTTGCGCCGTAGCAGTGCAGACCCCTCAGTGCATCCGCAAAGAATTTCTCAGGTCGGTACGCTTCGGTCTCATTCACAGAGTCGGCGAAAGTCGTCGCCCTCGCCACTCCAGCAACGACCTTGTAGTGGTCGCCCGCCGTGTTCGGTACGTTGTTGGACTGAAGGATACTGAAGCCGAAAAGCTTCGCGATCTCGCCGTTCAACATGGCCTTCTCCACACCGGACCACGTGGGGTTAACGATTGCGTCTTCCTGGAGAAGCCACTTGATAACCCAAGGCGGAAACACCACAAACCGGCCTTCAGAGGGTACGTTGTCTTCATCGAGAAGCTGTTTGACTGACAGAAGCTCCTCGGTTACAAGGTCGGTGGTTCCGTCAAAGATCTTGTCAGATCCATCCGCCCCCACAGCGTTCCCGGCCCCCGCTACCATCTGGGCGACTATGTACTGATCAGCCACGTCTGCAAGCTGGTAGGCCGCGTCTCTTGTGGCGCTCTCCATCAGGGCCACGTTCATCTGAGCCTTGTCGATGTCCTCGATTCTGAAGTTGAAGTACTTCGACTGAGTGATCTCCAGCGTGGTGGAGGCGTCGTCGAGGTCTTCAGGGTCGCCTATCCCTGTTGCCTTATCGTAGTTGTCTACCGTAATCGGGCCGTGAGCGGTGATCCTCACCGTGTCGCCTTTGCCCTTAATCTCGCCTTCATAGTCCCTGTTGATTACGCCAGCCTGACCATAAACAAGGGACTTCTGGAGGCTCTGGAGGATTTGGGCGCTCCAGATCTCGCCTATGAAATTCGTGAGTGACATTTCTTCACCTCGTTTTTATCAAACCGCTACAACGGCATTCCACCGGGCGCGTGATCCGGTGAAACCACAAATCCCCTTATTTCAAGGCTCCAGCCTTCAGAGCCTCTTTGATCTTTGGTAGGTTGGCCTGTACCTCTTCGGGAGTCATCGCCTTGATGGACTCCTTCGTGATCGGCTTTTGATCGTTTCCGGGAGGGTTCCCGGCCCCGCCCTTCGCCTTGTCATCCGTTCCGAGATCCTTAAGAAGGGACTCACCATCAGCCCTAAGTTCCGCCTCAGTTTTTCCCTGGAGGCGTCCCGACAGGTTTGGAGGGAGCTTAAGATCTGTGGCTACCTTCTTTCTCAGTGAATCGAGCGTGGTCTTTTCGTGTTCGGCGATCGTCGCTTTCAGGGTCTCGTTTTCGGCGGCGAGGGCGGTATACTTCTCTTTCTCACGGGCTAAACGGTCCTGGACTATCCGGTCCACATCAGCCTGAGAGAATTTCTTTTCATCATCCGTCATGGTTTGAATCTCCGAGTTACGGCCTCGTTTGCCTATTGATATAATCGTTCTCTTAGTATTTAAATTTGTTCTTATAAGATAGCAGAATAAGCCTTAAATTGTACACTTCAGGCTGTTGCGAAATTGGCGTAATTTTGTTTCAGCCTTAAGTATTCATTTTCTTTCATGAAACTCAGTGCA